CAACCACCGACACTGCGGCAGAAATTGCTACCCTGACCGGACAGCCTTGTAGTGACGCCTGTTTGAACGATGGGTTCAGGCGCCTGGGCGTAAACGCCGATTCTACCGAAAAGCGCCGTGACTGGGTGCCAGGGTATACGGTTGAACCGCTACCGAAAATGCCAGATGAAACACTGGCCGTATCCGCTACGGAATGCGTACCCAAGCCTGTGGCAGAATTCGACCTGCGCCCTGATCCGAAAGCCCATTACTGTATCCTGCTGGATCAAATGCGACTGGTACAGGAGCTTTCCCGCACTTGCATCATTGCCACTGATATGGTAGCGCTGAGCGATGTGCTGATCCGGTTAGCCGAAGAAATCACCGACTAATGAAACAGTGGAGGTAATCCTATGAAAAGCACTGGTATAGTTCGAAAACTGGACAACCTCGGGCGCATTGTAATCCCCATCGAATTGCGCAAGACCATGGGCATTGAGATCAAGGATTCGCTCGAAATCTTCACGGAAGGCAATCAGATCATACTCAAAAAATACGCGCCTGGGTGCGTGTTTTGCGGGGATGCTCGCGAGCTTGTTATGTTTGCAAGCAAACTCATCTGCCAGAGCTGTGTAAGAAAAATTGCATGTGACCCGAAACAGCCCGCTGTGAACAGATCATTGCCGTACGAGGTAGCCAAATGATCAACATCGATGTAAAAACCTACAATAACATGGTACGAGCGCTCAAGCACTGTGTTGCTTTGCATGAGAGCCGTGTTGCACTCACGTACATTGAACTCAAATGCTCCAACGGGCAGTTCATCGCTACCGCTTTGGACGGCTTCAAAATGGGGCAGGTGCGCGGGGATTGCAGCGACGGTGAGCTCTATTGTCTGCTCCCTCCGATGCTCATGCGCGGGAAGGGCGACTTCGTCGGCATCGACAAACGCGAGGGCACCGTATCGCTCACCTTGGATGATACAACCATCACCAAACGTGTGCCGGATGTACCGTTCATTAACTGGCGACAGATTGTTGATAACAACCGACAAGACATCACATCTCGGATTGCGTTGTCGCCCAAGCTGCTGCGTCAGTTGGCGGATACCTATGATGGAGAATCTTCCATCATTCTTGAAATCGGCGATGATCTCAACCCTGTACTGGTTCACGGGGGAAACCGTTGCGGGATGATCCTGCCGGTTCGCATCAGCAGTATTGATGCTCCGCTAAAAGACAAACTTCCCTCGTCGTATATGCGATTTGGCGAGGCGAGGGAGGTAAAACAAAAAGCCGCAAATCGTACATTGGAATACGAAATCGGGCCCGCGCTGGAACGCGAACCCGACGACCCGAACCCGTGACGCAAACCACAGAATTCACTTACATTGTACCACTACGAGAGGAGCAAAACAATGAAAATCAACCGGTTGGAAATTGAGAACGTCAAGCGCGTCAAAGCGGTCACCATTGAACCCGCCGCCAACGGCCTGACGGTGATCGGAGGAAAAAGCGGACAGGGCAAAACTTCCGTGCTGGATTCCGTTGCGTGGGCGCTTGGCGGAGATCGCTTTCGCCCCAGCGAAGCGCAGCGTGAGGGTAGCACGCTACCGCCCAACATTCACATCGTCATGAGCAACGGGCTTGTGGTGGAACGCAAGGGTAAAAACAGCGATCTTAAGGTGATTGACCCTTCCGGAAAGCGTAACGGACAAACGCTGCTTGATGGCTTTGTAGAGCAGCTCGCGCTTGACCTTCCGCGCTTCATGCAGGCGACCAGCCGCGAAAAGGCCGAAACACTTCTCAAGATTATCGGCGTTGGTGATCGGCTCAAAGAACTGGAACGGCAGGAATCCGACATCTACAACCGCCGCACGGCCATCGGGCAGATCGCCGATCAAAAGGAGAAGTACGCCAAGGAGCAGGTGTACTACCCTGACGTGCCCCGCGAGCCGGTGAGCGCGGGCGACCTGATTAAGCAGCAGCAGGACATTCTCGCCCGAAATGGCGAGAACCAGCGTAAGCGGCAGAACCTTGCTTATCTGGAAGGGGAGGCCGCGCGGCTTGCCCAGCAGATGAATGAGCTTCAGGCCAAGATCATGGCCAACGCCGCAGATCTGGAAACCGCTCGAAAGTCCGCGCTTGACCTCCACGACGAAAGCACCGCCGAGCTGGAAACGAATATCAACCAGATCGACGATCTTAACCGCAAGGTTCGCGCGAATCTGGACAAGTTCAAGGCCGAGGAGGACGCGCAGGGATACCGCGACCAGTATACCAAACTCACCGGTGAGCTGGACGGCGTGCGCAAGGCTAAAACCGATCTGCTGGCGGGCGCTCCGCTTCCGCTGCCTGACCTGTCGGTACAGGATGGCGAATTGCTCTACCGCGGTCACAAATGGGACGGTATCAGCGGCAGTGACCAGCTACGTGTAGCGACCGCCATCGTGCGCAAACTTAACCCGCAGTGCGAGTTTGTGTTGCTCGATAAGCTTGAGCAGATGGACCTTGACACTCTGCGCGAGTTCGGCGTTTGGCTGGAAACCGAGGGCTTGCAGGCCATTGCAACCCGCGTGAGCACCGGCGGGGAGTGCTCTATCATCATTAGCGACGGGTACGTTGAGGGCGCGCCCGTTGCGGAAATCCCCGCCACGCCCACCTATCAGGAAGGAGTGTTTTAGCCCATGCAGATCATCCGTGGAAGGATCATTAAGCCCCTCAAGACCGTGATCTACGGCCCCGAGGGCATCGGTAAGACCACGTTCGCCACGCACTTCCCCGATCCGCTCTACTGCGACACGGAGGGCGGCAGCCACAACATTGACGTGGCGCGTACCCCCGTGCCCACAAGCTGGACCATGCTGCTGGACATCGTGCAGGAAATCATCAAAGACCCGAGCCTGTGCAAAACGTTCGTGCTGGACACCGCCGACTGGGCGGAACGCCTGTGTGTCAAGCACGTGTGCGACAAGTACAACCAGAGCGGCGTTGAAACCTTCGGCTACGGCAGGGGCTACGTATACGTGTACGAGGAATTCGGCCGGCTGCTTGACCTGCTCAGCACCCTGATCGAGCGTGGTGTGCATGTGGTGGTGACCGCACATGCTCAACTGCGCAAATTCGAGCAACCCGACGAAATGGGCAGCTATGACCGCTACGAGTTGAAGCTCAGCAAAAAGACCGGCGCGCAGGTTGCCGACATGCTCAAGGAATGGGCTGATCTGCTACTGTTTGCGAATTACAAAACACTGGTGGTGAACGTGGACGGGCAGGGCGCAGCCAAGGGCAAAAACAAGGCGCAGGGCGGCCAGCGTGTGATGTACGCTACTCACACCCCCAGTTGGGACGCGAAAAACCGGCACGGGCTGCCGGATGAAATGCCATTCGACTTTAAGCCGATCTCACATCTGTTCGCGGGCACGGCTTACACACCGCCTGCTCCGGCTCCCGCCCCTGCACCAGCGCCTACGCCTATGCCAACACCTGCCCCCACGGAAGAACCCGAGGTGTTGGAAGGGGACGAGGCATTGGCCGCCATGAGTGCCGCATCCGATCCGCCCAGGGTATCTGATGCGATCCCGAAAGCGCTTCGTGACCTGATGGAATCCAACAGAGTGACCGAGCAGGAAATCATGTACGCGGTATCCGGGAAGGGCTATTACCCGGGCGACACGCCGATTGCCAACTATGACCCCGCGTTTATCAACGGCGTGCTGATCGCGGCTTGGGCGCAGGTATTCGCAATGGTCAAAACCAACCGCACCGCTACCCCGTTTTAACCAAAGTCAACGATTATACACAGAAGGGATGATTTTGTACCATGGCTGAAAACGAACGTGAGCTTGGATGGGACGATGTTATCGAAAAAGAATCCTCATTTACCCTGTTGCCTGCCGGTGAGTACGACTTTACAGTAAAGAACTTCGAGCGCGGACGCTACGAGCCCGGCCCCAAAGCCAAGCTGCCTCCGTGCAATATGGCGACCGTTACGCTAGAAGTAACCGATGGCGAGTTGACCGCGACGATGGAACATCGCCTCTTCCTTCACAGCCGCTGCGAGGGAATGCTGTGCGAGTTCTTCCTCGCCATCGGTCAACGGAAGCATGGCGAGCCGTTGAAAATGAACTGGCCAAGCGTGCCAGGAAGCCGTGGGCGTTGCAAGATCGGCATCCGAAAATGGAACAATACCCAGACTGGCGAGGAAATGCAGAGCAACGAAGTCAAGAAATTCCTTGAACCCGTCGATACCAGTTTTATCCCCGGCAAATTCTAGCCATCAGCTTTTCACCGGCAGGCGTGACTGCCTGCCGGTGCTCTTGCGGAAAGGAACCGAATCATGACGCAAATTAATTTTCTACATTCTGCCCCCATACCACCCGCGCCGCGCGAACTGATGTCGCTTCGCCCATATCAGGAAGAAGCAAAATCGGCCGTGCTTACGCAATGGGCCGAAGGCATCAAGCGCACACTGCTGGTGCTGGTGACGGGCGGCGGCAAGACGATCATTTTCAGCAAGGTGATTGAGGAGCAGGTGCGCAAAGGCGAGCGCGTGCTGGTGCTGGCACACCGGGGCGAGTTGCTTGACCAGGCGGCGGATAAACTGGCCGCTTCTACGGGGCTCAAATGCGCGACCGAAAAAGCCGAACGCAGTTGTCTGGATGACGATGACCAGCGGTGGTACCGCGTTGTGGTTGGCAGTGTGCAATCCATGATGCGCCCGCAACGGCTGGAACGTTTCCCGGCTGACTACTTCGGCACCATCGTCGTGGACGAGGCGCACCATGTGCTGGCGGACGGGTACCAGCGCATACTGGATCACTTTGGGGATGCTAAGGTGTTGGGTGTGACCGCCACGCCTGACCGTGGCGACATGCGCAACCTGGGCGCGTTTTTTGAAAAACTGGCCTACGAGTACACCCTGCCACGCGCAATCAGAGAGGGCTTCCTGTGCCGCATTGAGGCCATGACCATTCCGCTCAAACTGGACATCAGCGGGGTCAAGATCAGCGGCGGGGATTATGCGCTGGGAAGCCTTGGAACAGCGCTTGATCCGTATCTTGAGCAGATTGCCGATGAAATGGCGAAGGTTTGCATGAACCGAAAGACGGTTGTATTCCTTCCGTTGATTGCCACCAGCCAGAAAATGCGGGGGTTGTTGGAAAAACGGGGATTCCGCGCGGCAGAAGTCAACGGAAACAGCGCTGACCGCGAGCAGGTGCTCACCGCGTTTGACCGAGGCGATACCAATGTGCTGTGCAATAGTATGCTGCTGACCGAGGGCTGGGACTGCCCGAGCGTGGATTGTATTGTGGTGTTGCGGCCGACCAAGATACGGAGCCTGTACTGTCAGATGGTGGGGCGAGGAACCCGGCTTCATCCGGGCAAGGAAAACCTACTGTTGTTGGATTTTCTGTGGAACACAGAACGGCATGAGTTGTGCCACCCAGCTGCGCTAATTGCGGAGAACGAAGAAGTATCCAATCAGATGACGCTCAACGCCGAAGCCGCGCCCGGTATGGCAACGGACATTGAGGAAGCGATGGAAAAGGCTACCTCCGATGTGGTTGCCCAGCGCGAGGAAGCGCTTGCCAAGGCGTTGGCCGAAATGAAGCACCGTAAGCGCGCGCTGGTGGATCCGTTGCAGTTTGAAATGAGCATACAGGCCGAGGATTTAAGCGGATACGTGCCCGCGTTCGGCTGGGAAATGGCGCCCGCCAGCGACGCGCAGAAAGCCACGCTCGAGAAGCTGGGCATACTGCCCGACGAGATCGACAACGCCGGAAAAGCCGCCAAGCTGCTGGACAGACTAGCGGCGCGCCGTAGCGAAGGACTGACCACCCCGAAACAGATACGGTTTTTGGAAGGTAAAGGCTTTCAGCACGTAGGCACGTGGGAGTTCAGCGCGGCTAAAAGCCTGATTGACCGGATTGCGGGGAACGGTTGGAGGGTGCCGCAGGGAGTTATTCCGAGTAGTTACACGCCGCCGCAGACCGTTGGGGGTGAGATTGCTTGACGCATGAGCTTGTCGTTGACAACTTCGCGGGCGGCGGTGGGGCTTCCACGGGAATCCGAATGGCACTGGGGCGCGACGTGGATATAGCCGTCAACCACGATGAGAGCGCCATCGCCATGCACAAGGTTAACCACCCCACCGCGCGTCACTATCAGGAGGATGTGTGGGCGGTTGATCCTGCTATGGCCTGTGCCGGCCGACCTGTCGGGCTGGCGTGGTTCTCGCCCGATTGCAAGCATTTTAGCAAAGCCAAAGGCGGAAAGCCTTGCGACAAGAACATTCGCGGGCTTGCATGGGTGGCTGTGAAATGGGCAAAGGCAGTACGCCCGCGTGTGATCATGATGGAAAACGTGCAAGAGATTCAGACGTGGGGGCCGCTTTTGCCGAATGGGAAACCAAACCCGGAGAAATCCGGACAGACCTACAGGCGTTTCATCCGGGCGCTGGAACGGCTGGGCTACAAGGTGGAAACCAATATCCTTGTGGCGGCTGATTACGGCGCGCCCACCACCCGCGAACGGTGGTTCCTGATTGCCAAGTGCGACGGGAAGCCTATCGTTTGGCCAGAGCCGACGCACATGCCGCGGGGAAAGTTTGAGACGCTCTACGGGTGGGCGGCGCAGGGTATAAAGCCTTGGGTGCCGGTGGCGGATGTGATTGATTGGTCGTTACCGTGCCCGTCGATATTCGACACCAAGGACGAAATCAAATCCCAGTATGGTTTCAACGCAGTGCGACCGTTGAGCGAGAACACGCTGGCGCGGATTGCGCGCGGAATCAAACGGTATGTGATTGACAACCCTGAGCCGTTCATCGTTGATATGAAATTCCAGAATGAACCGCAAAGCATTACACGTCCGCTCTCTACAGTTACCGCGGTTAATTCAAAGTTGATCGTTACCCCCATGATGGTATCCATCGGGCAAACAGGCGGCGGGGATAACCGTTCACGTGGCGTGGATGACCCGCTGCGCACCGTTGTCAGCAAAAACGAAAGTTGCCTGTGCACGCCGGTGCTGATGCGCAACAACGAAAACGCCGTGGGAACCAGCCCGCTCGACCCGCTGCAAACGGTGATTGCCAGCAATCATTTCATGGTGGTTGCTCCATCGCTGATCCAATATCACCAAGAGCGAGCCGGAGAGGCTGCACGGGGGCAAGCGGTTGACAGGCCGGTAATGACGCTGGATGCAAGCAACCGTTACGCGATGGTATCTGCATTCCTGCATAAATACTACGATGGCGGGTACACCGGCCCCGGTAGCGACATGCGCGATCCTGCCCCAACCGTAACCACCATCGACCACAATAGCCTCGCCTGCGCCTATCTGACTCAGTTCAACAACCACTGCATCGGTCAGAATTTGACCGATCCTATCAACACCATCACAGCCGGTCAGGGGCATTTCGGCGAGGTACGTGCCTTTCTGCTGAAATACTATGGCAACGAAGGATACAGCGGGTGTAACGAGCCGTTGCCGACCATCACCACCAAAGATCGATTCGGGCTGGTCACGGTCGCTGGCGTGGATTACGCCATCGTGGACATAGGGCTGCGGATGCTGACGCCCCGTGAACTGTTCGACGCTCAGGGCTTCCCGCATGACTACGAAATCGAACAGGGCGCAGATGGACGCGTGCTGAGCAAGGCTGAGCAGGTTGCACGCTGCGGGAACGCCGTACCGCCGCAGTTGGCAGAGGCGCTGGTACGGGCAAACCTGCCGGAGATGTGCGAAGAAAGGAAAATTGCATGACCTACGACGTAAAAGAGCTGCTTTCCGCGATCAACCCCTCCATGCTCAGTTATCAGGAATGGGTGAACGTGGGAATGGCGCTCAAGGAGGGCGGATACACCGCTTTCGACTGGGACGCATGGAGCCGCAGTGATAGCGCCCGCTACCATGCCGGTGAATGCTACAAGAAATGGGATTCCTTCGATGGGGATTCTAAGCCCGTGACCATGGGCACGGTGGTGCAGTACGCCCGCGATCAGGGCTGGCGTCCTGCTGCATCAGACGATGGTTACGAACTCGACTGGGATAGCCAGATCGGGGGACACGGCGTTGTGGTCGATCACAACTGGCTGGAGGCGCGCGAGGTTGCCGCGCCTTCCGCCAATTGGGACGGCGTACGCGAGCTGACCACATACCTGGAAACTCTGTTCGAAGCCAGCGAGAACGTCGGCTATGTGACCGACTGTTACGAAAAAGACGGCCGGTTCCTGCCTACGCGTGGCAATTATGACCGTACGGCCGGGGCGCTGATTGAGGCGCTCAGTAAGTGCGGCGGGGACATCGGCGCGGTGATCGGCGACACTACGCCGGAAGCGGGGGCATGGATCCGTTTTAACCCGCTGGACGGCAAGGGCGTAAAGAACGAGAATGTGACCGATTTCCGCTATGCGCTGGTAGAAAGCGATTCCATGGAGATTGACCAGCAAAACGCTATTCTCCATGAATTGGAATTGCCCATTGCCATTATGGTACACAGCGGTGGTAAGAGCCTCCACGCGATCGTCAAGATCAACGCCGCCAGCTACGATGAGTACCGCAAGCGTGTGGATTACCTGTATGAGGTGTGTGCTAAAAACGGCCTTAAGATCGATACGCAGAACCGCAACCCTTCCCGCTTAAGCCGCATGCCGGGCGTTACCCGCAACGGAAACAAGCAGTACATCGTAGCGCGCGAGATCGGAAAACCGAGCTGGGACGAATGGAAGGAATGGGTAGAGAGCCAAAACGATAATCTGCCCGAGCCTGAAAGCATCGCCACGATGTGGGACAATCTGCCTCCGCTGGCGCCCGCGCTGATTGACGGGGTGCTCCGCATGGGCCACAAACTACTGCTTGCGGGCCCCAGCAAGGCGGGCAAGAGCTACGCGCTGATAGAGCTGTGCTGTGCCATCGCTGAAGGTAGGAAATGGTTGGGCTGGCAATGCACGCCGGGGCGCGTAATGTATGTGAACCTTGAACTGGATCGCGCAAGCTGCCTGCACCGCTTCAAGGATGTGTATCTGGCGCTGGGATACGCGCCCGCCCATCTAGCAAGCATCGACGTTTGGAACCTGCGCGGCAAAGCAATCCCAATGGATCAACTCGCGCCCAAGCTGATCCGTCGGGCGACCAAGAAGGGATACACAGCCATTGTGATTGACCCGATTTATAAGGTGATCACCGGCGATGAAAACAGCGCCGATCAGATGGCCAATTTTTGCAACCAGTTTGACAAGGTGTGCACGGAATTGGGTTGCGCGGTGATTTATTGTCATCACCACAGCAAGGGCACACAGGGCCAGAAGCGTTCCATGGATCGCGCCAGCGGAAGCGGCGTGTTTGCCCGCGACCCAGATGCGATGCTGGACATGATCGAGCTGGACGTAACCGACGCGCTGCGCAAGGCCGAGGGCGACCGCGCCGTATGCCGCACTTACGAAATGGCTTTCGACCGGCTGCTGGGCGACAAGTGGCACGTCGATGTTAGCCAGGATGACCGATGCAGCGCGGCCGCCATGCGCGACCATGCCGCCAATCTGCTCACACGGGCGCAGGAAGCGACTATTGCGCAGGAGCTTGCCGATGCACGCAACCGCGCGGAGAAGCGCACGGCGTGGCGAATTGAGGGCACCCTGCGCGAGTTTGCGCCCTTCCCGCCGCTGAACCTATGGTTTGATTACCCGGTGCATCAGAGCGACCCGTCGGGCGCGCTGGGCGACCTGAGTGCAGACGGAGAGCAGCCGCCTTGGAAAAAAGCGGTTGATAAACACAAGAAAGTTGCTGCCGCTAAGAAAAGCAACTACAAACTGGAATTTGAGAGCGTGCTTCAATCCTGTGGTGCCGGAAAGCAGACAACGTTCAAAGATTTACAGGACTACTATGGCGGTGAAAAGTCGGACGATACCCTCTACCGGTGGATAAAAAAGTACGGGTATCAACTCGACAAAAACACGGGGATTATTATAAAAGCAGAACAAAAGGAGGTTTCACAATAACATGATTAATGTTTATGCAACTCGTTGCAGATTTGTTGCAATAACTAAAAACATGTTATTGCAACTCGTTGCATATCTTCCGCAAATACTTACTTTATGTAATTGCAACTCACCGCAAAATCCGTTGCAAAAACATCAATTTATGTTTGTGCGGAGAGTTGCAAAAACACTATCCTATAATCCTTATTTTTTGCGTGCGGTTGCAGGTGTGCGGTCGCTGGCACCTAGGGGTGGGCGTGAAGCTTCGCCCACACCCATAGGATGCGACCGACACGCACCCTCACTGCAAATGGACGCTGACGAAAGAGAGGTTGAACTGGTGAAACACAACTGTAAATATCAGGGAACCCCGGAAGAACCCGAGTGCCAATACTGCGACGGGGACGAACCCTGCTGCGTTCCGTGCACGTTGCAATTCTTCTGCCCGATGGCGAAAGTGCCAACCGCTACCCAGCAGATGCACAAGGTTCAGATGGTTAACGGTAAACCCCAATTCTACGAGCCGCCAGAGGTTGCGCAGGCACGCGCAAAGCTTCTGGCTGCCGTGTGCCAGCATATGCCTCCTAAGCCGCTGAAAGGCCCCGTATCGCTATTGGTCAAGTGGTGCTTCCCGGTTTCTGGCAAGCATCATGACGGCGAGTACCGCATTACCAAGCCTGACACCGATAACCTGAACAAGATGCTCAAGGACGTAATGACCCAGTGTGGGTACTGGATGGATGACGCGCAGGTATGCCGGGAGATTGTCGAAAAATTCTGGGCAGATACCCCGGGGTTATTCATTCAGGTGGAGGCGTTATGACAGACGTGCCGGACGGTTGCACGCTGGTAACCGAACCGTACTGGCCGTGCGAGGATATATGGCCACCCGGTACGCTATCAAAGGCTGCCATCGCGGCGTACAAGCGGCTACAACAGCACGGACAGATCACCATTGAACGCGTGTTTTACAACAAGCAGACAGATGTTACCCGATTCAAATACTTGTCGATGGAATCAGGGGATGCGCTGAAAACCAAGCTCCGGAAGGCGATGGAGGAGGTAAAACCCACATGCGAATTGAGAAAGGACGGGAGCCTAAATGAATGCACGACTACAAGCAATTCGTGAATACATGCAAGCTGATCCTGACTATGGAGTATATGACGGTGTTTTGTCGAGAAGCGAGCTTCAGCTATTTTTCGATGAAATCGCCCGCCTTACCTCCGAGCGGGACGCAGCAATAAGCGATATGATACCGGTGTGTTGCGTTTGCAAGCATTTTTACAAAAAGGCGAAAGGCGTGTATTCGTGTCACAAAGCGGGCGACATGGAGAACGTATATTCATGGGACAACGACTACTCATGTCCTATGTGGGAATGGCGCGGCCTGTGCGCCGAGAACGCGCCGGAGGGAACATGCGAGAGCAAAGAAAGCCGCTAATTGGTTTGTGTGAAGCGACTAGGCTTTACGGCGCGGATACCGTCACCTTCTGTCGCCCACGTTACGTACCTGATGGCATGTGTGAATGGTGCGGAAAGCCGATCAACAACAAGCGGAGAACCTCGTGCTGCTGCAAAGAGTGCAACGACAAGTTCCTTGACTGGACAAGCACCGTTCGTTATTGCAACAGCGGAAGCCGTGGGGGATATGCGAATCACATCTTGCGGCGCGATAACTACACTTGCCAAGAGTGCGGAGAATTTCACGCCCTATATAACGCAAACGGAATCCCAATGCCAACCTCTGACGGAGCACTGGAAATACATCACATCGTGGCCGTTCGTGATGGAGGAGACGATTCGCCACAAAACCTTATTACGCTATGCAAAGATTGCCACAAACGGCACACAGCGGAACAAGTGCGGATGCGGAAAAACGCGCCAACCGGCGCAGAAAGCGGGGGAGCCAGATGAGCAAGTGGAGAAAAAAGCCCGTCGTGATCGAGGCGTTTATGTTTGATGGTAAATTTTTTGACGAAACGGAAGCGAGGTACATGCCGGAGTGGGCGCGGGAGGCGCTAGAATCGGGCAAATTGCACTACGGTGGTCGTTGCGACGACGAACCGCCATGCACGCTGTTTATTGATACGCTTGAGGGCACAATGATAGCGCAGGTTGGCGACTACATCATTCAGGGAGTGAATGGTGAAATTTACCCCTGCAAGCCGGATATTTTCTCCAAGACCTATGAACCGGTAGAAAGCGAGGGAGAACATGCCGAGTGACTTCATCAGCCGGGAAGCGGCGTTAAAAACTCTTTATGACGAGATTGGAGAAGAAAACGAAGAAGTGTCGATGGCAACGGCATATGAGATTTTGCTCTATCATTTCCAGAGGATTCCCGCCGCCGACGTTGTGCCGGTGGTGCGGTGCAAGGATTGTAAGCACTACAGCCCACACCCGACAGACGCGGAATATGGTGGTAAGGGATGGTGCAGAAAGCTACAAGGGCAAGCCAAACAGGATTTCTTTTGTGCGGCTGGTGCGCACGAGGACGGAGGCGAGCACTATGCTGATTGAACTCAACCCGTGCGTGAAGTGCGGAGGAAAACCCATCCGAGAAAATGGCCGCAAAGATGAGCGCGAAAACGATTTTTGGACGATGGCAAGAGTTTATTTTTGTACGTGCGGGAAGTGCGGTAAATTTGAGTATGGGTATTCCCGAAAAGAGTCTGACGCGGCATGGAACGCCGCCAACCCGAAGGAGGCTGAACCCAATGCACGATAGCACCGTATGGCAGGCACGGGAGATCAACCCAGCAAAGCGCTACCTGCTGGAATACCGTACCCTGATTAAGCGACGTGACGCCCTGCTGGATGAACTGGACAGGCTACAGGACGCTAACCACCGGGCAACGTCACGGTTGACCGCCGTACGGCTTGGCGGCACCGGCGGGCATGCGAGTTTTGCGGATGGCGCCATTCGAGTGGTGGACGCGAAAACATCAGTGCGGGTAGTTATAGACCGCATTGACGCGTGTCTGGAGGATCGGCTGGCCGCGATCGAGCAGTTGACGGACGAGCGGCAGAAGCTGGTGCTGACGTATCGGTATATCAACGGGTGGGACTGGTCGCATATCTGCCAAGAAATGAATTATGAGAAACGCAGGGTATTAGATTATCACGGATACGCGCTTTCTGAGATACGAAAAAGTCTGCACTAAATTGCACCACTTGACGTGGTATACTGGTATCATCGGAACGCGAGGCGATAAAGGCCCGCGTACCAGGTGCAGAATGCACCGTTCATATAGCGCCTTGGCTGGTTAGCCCGGGCGCTTCTCTATACCCAAAATAAGCGCCGGAGGTGCGTGATCGGTGTGGCAGACTGGGTAAGCATCAAGGCGGAGTATATCACTACTGACATCAGTACGCGCGCACTGGCTGAAAAATCCGGCGTTTCGTACGCATCGCTCCGCCGCCGAGCGGAAAAAGAGCATTGGGCGGATGAGCGCAAAACAACTGAGCGCAAAGTGAGCGCAAAAGTAGCGCAAAAAGTTGCGCGCGTGAAGGTTGCGCACGAGACAGACCGCATTACCCGCCTGCTCTCTGTGAGTGATGCGTTGCTCCAGAAAGCCGAGCGTGGAGTATCCGAGCTGGGTGAGTTTTACATCGTCAAGCGTAAGGTGTCGCGCGTGCAGCAAGTTAAAGACGATGCTGGCAACGTACTCGGCATTGCTGATATCGATGAGACTGCTGAGGTCGCTACAAAAGGGCCGGCTATAGTCGATGGCGCGTCTGTTCGGCATTTTGCGGCCGCGATTAAGGATCTGGTTGCTGTCGCCACCACGCCCAAAACCGACGAGCAGAGCCTGTCAAAGGTCGCGGAGATGATGGTGCGACTGGATAAGGAGGCGAGCGCCGATGCCGTTTCTAAGCCCGAAGCAGATGGAGTATCGACGTAATGCCGTCAAGGTTTGGAATGTGAAAACCGGCGCGACACGCTCTGGAAAGACATACGGCGATTACTTTATGATCCCCAAGCGGCTGCTGGCGGGGCATGGTCTGCCGGGCCTGAACGTGATCCTGGGCAACACCAAGGGCACCATACAGCGCAACCTGATTCAGCCGATGCAGGATATATACGGTGTGGGATTGGTCAGCGATATCCATAGCGACAACAGCGCGGAGCTGTTTGGCGAAACCTGCTACTGCCTTGGTGCGGATAACGTCAAGCACGTGAATCGCCTGCGCGGCAGCAGCATCAAATACTGTTATGGTGACGAGGTGACAACCTGGCATCCGGAAGTATTCCAGATGCTCAAGAGCCGCCTTGACAAGGCGTACAGCATTTTTGAGGGTACCTGCAACCCAGACGGCCCTTCCCATTGGTTCAAGCGCTTTCTGGATGATCCAGAATTACAGGGCGATATTTACCAACAGGCGTACACCATTGACGATAACCCATTTAACCCGCCCGAGGTTGTCGCCCGTATGAAACGTGACTATGCCGGCACGGTTTACTACGACCGGTACATACTTGGGTTGTGGGCGGTTGCTGATGGACTGATCTACCCACAGTTCAAGGAGTGCATCACGGAGGCTATACCTGCGTCGTTCGACCGCTACGTCGTGTCAATGGACTACGGCGTGATGAATGCTACGTCGATGATCCTGTGGGGTAGAAACGGGCGACACTGGTACGCGCTGGATGAGTTTTACTATTCCGGCCGGGATAGCCGCAACCAGAAGACAGACGAGGATTACCTGAACGACCTTAACAGGCTTTGCGTTGGAAAGCGCATCAACCTTCTCGTGATAGATCCATCCGCATCTAGCTTTATCATTCTGGCACAGCGTCGGGGATACCGTATCACGAAGGCGGACAACAACGTGCTGGAGGGCATCCGTGAAACATCCACCGCCATCCAGCGTAAACGTGTATTTATCCATCCAAGATGCCGGAATCTTATTAAAGAGGCCGAAGGGTACGCATGGGATCCGGAAGCCTTGGAGGATAAGCCTGTAAAAGTCAACGACCACGCCATGGACGCGTTGCGTTACATGGTTAATACTATCGTCAGCGAAAAGCGCGCGGCGATTGTGCCGAGGTGAGAATAATGATCACGATCAATGCCGGTTTGCTGGACACGGAAGGATTGCCCTCATCCATGCTGTTAATAGCGTTACTGGGTAAACAGGACGAAACTTGCCGGTCGCGACTGAATAAGCTGCATGAGTACGCTCACACGCGGCACGCGATCAGCGGCAGGCAGCGGCTGAGGGGGTTGCCTAATAACCGGCTGCCGCACGACCTGCCTGGCTACATCGTTACGGTATCCAGCGGGTATCTGGTGGGCGAGCCGGTACAGTATGCCAAGGCTGACGCGGCTGACCAGCTCGCGTTTGACACGCTCAACGCTGCGCTTAAAATGTGCGATACCGCCAGCGTGGACGCAGAACTGGCGGTTGACGCCGCCGTGTACGGCAAAGGCGTGGAACTATGCTATGCCGATCGGGACGCACAGCCAAAGGTAGCGCAGGTGGATCCCCGGAGCGCGTTTGTGGTCTATGATGATACGGTGGAGCATCTTCCGCTGCTGGGGATTGTGCGGTATGAGATGGTGGATCAACAGCTGGCGAAAAAGGGTGAGCGTGTGGACGTTTACACGCCTGCCCTGTGTGTGCACATGGAGCGCGCGGGCGCGGAGGTGCCGCATGAGGTTTCCCGCGAGCCACATTACTTTGGCGCGGTGCCAATGATCGAATACTGGAACAATGCGCAGGAAACGGGCGATTTTGAGCCGGTGCTTGATCTGATTGACGCCTATGATACGTTGCAAAGTGACCGGCTGAACGACAAACAGCAGTTCACGGACGCGATCATGGTATTCAAGGGATTGGCATCACTGGAAAATGACTCGGACGATCCGGCGCTTGAGGACGGTACTGACAGCGAAACGGATACTACTGTCGTTCCGACACTTACCCCCGCCGAACGCTTGCGCCAGACCAAGATGTTATTCATGCCCGGGCAGGATACAGACGCTACGTTCCTCACCAAGCCGGACGCAGAAAGTGGCAACGAGCTTTTGCGCAAAAGCCTTGCAGGCGACATACACAAATTCTCGTACGTGCCGGATCTGACCGATGAGAATTTCGCGGGAACTACCTCGGGCGTGGCCATGCGCTTCAAGCTCTTCGGGTTGGAAATGCTGGTCAACACCAAGGAGCGTTGGTTCCGGGAAGCCCTGCGTACCCGGCTGAAATGTATGATTCAGTTTTTAGCCAAAAAGGGCATGGCGAGGATCAACGTGGATGATGTGCAGATCACGTTTACCCGGTCGCTGCCCGTGAATGAGCTGGAAATTGCGCAAATGGCGTCTGCGTATCAAGGTATCCTTCCGGATGAACTGATCCTGGCGAAAATACCGGGAGTGGATGATCCCAAGGCAACGCTTGCCATGCTCCAGCAGCAGAAAGCGGAGGACGTTAAGCGGCAACAGGCGATGTTCCCGCGCTTTGACGCGAGCAACGCGCCTGCGGAAGATCCGCAGACAGGCACAACCGACGAGGAGGTATAACGTATGGCGCCGCTCACGTACTGGCAGCAGCGCGCCATACGCCGCGTGCTGGCGGCACAACGGCAGGAGGACAACGCGCTTGTTATCATCCGTCGGGCGGTGCAGCGGGCACTGGCGGAAATACAGGATGCGGTTGAGCGCATCGGAAGAAACTTTCAGAAGGCATTTGACCTTACGCCCGAACAGGCGCAGGAAATGCTTGATGCGCCTGCCGACCATGCGGAATATGAGCGCCTGCTGCGTGAGATAGCCGACATGCCCGATGGTCCCGAACGCGTACGGTTACAGGCGCGTGCATCATCCGGCGCATATGCCTACCGGATCAGCCGGGAAGAGGCTATGCGCGCCTACGTGGAAGCCCAGTCGGTCATCCTTGGCGGGAAGACCAAACAGGCGCTTGAAACAACGCTGCTAAAAGTCGGGGCAGCCGAAGCACTCGGGCAACGTGCAGAACTGACGCAAGCTGGCGCGGTAGCGTCATTCGTTGGGGATAACCTTTCGGCTACTCGCGAGATTCTGCGCACGCCGTGGAATGGTGGAGATTACTCCTCCCGCATTTGGGGCAATACGCAGGCGTTGCGTAAATCGCTGGACGATACCATCATGGGCGGGTTCCTGTCCGGCAGGTCCTCGCGGATGATGGCCGCCGACATCGCCAAGCAGATGAGCATGGCGTATTATCAGGCGGAACGGCTTGTGCGCACCGAGGTCAATCGCCTGCAGAACGCCGTGGCGCTTAAGGAACTGCTGAACGCTGGAATCCTTGAATACGAATGGCTTGCGACACTGGATAAGCGAACCTGCTCGCTATGTGGGGCAATGGATGGCAAGGTGTTCCGGATCACGGAGGCTGTAGTTGGGAAAACGCTTCCGCCCCTTCATCCCTATGACCGCTGCATCGTTGTGCGGCATGTGGCTGCGACAGTCGAGCAGACACGCTTTGCGCGGGATGAGCAGGATAACGGCATTAAGGTTCCTGCGAGCACCACCTACGAACAGTGGTCGGCGCAACAAGGTTCTCAGTTTACGGTACAGCAGAAGATGCAACGCAACCTCTCTTCCGATCAAGCCCAATATGACACGTACCGGAAACTGTTAGGGAAAAACGTGTTTACGGCTGACTTCAAAGCCTTCCAGCAAGCAAAATATTACAATGCGCAAGCCTATGAAATGCTGAAACTAGATTATAAGCGCCGTAACGCGCTGGCGTCCGATCCGTTGCTCGCGCTTCCGAATGCGAATATTGCGACCGCCGCGCCCGAGAAATTCACGCGGTACCTTTTCAACCCAGAGCATGCAGATGGTTGGGCTAAAGGCGTTGCATTTGACAGTCGCTTGGGCTATAATGTAAACAACTGGGAGGAGCTCAGGGACGCGATCCTGAAAGGGGCAGTTAGTTACCCAAGCACCTTGAAGGGCGAGAACCAGCACGGTAATCGCTATGAACAGCGGATGATCCTATATGGAATCAAAGGGACCCCTGCAAATGTTCTGGTGGGGTGGTTGGCAGATAAAGACAGTACGCACATGACAACGGCGTACATCAAGGAGGTGAAACCCGGTGAAGAAGCAAATTGAACTGTATGAGCATGTAACGCTCAAAGATGGGCGTGAGGGTGCTGTTGTTGAGTTGCTCGGCGATGATACGCTGTTGATCGACATTGGGAGTTCGCCGGCCGACTGGGAAACCATCGAAGTGAAACGCGAGGATATTGTTGTAAGCATTGACTGATACCGCCAAGCGAAAGCATGGCGGTTTTTCTATGGCAACCAGCGGCTACCCCATGCGGGGCGGCCGCTTTTGCATACCCCCGACCTGCCGGGCAATGCAGGGCAAAAAGCCGACGGGCGTTAAACGGAGGTAGACCACATGAATACCATGCATACCTATATGCCCTTGAATTTGCAGTTCTTTGCCGAGCCTGCGCTAGAGGCCCCTTCTGCTGATGCTGGCGCCGATGATCCGGGCAAAGCTGGCGATCAGCCGGCCGCTCCCAAGACTTTCACGCAGGAAGAAGTGGACAAGATTGTTCAGAGCCGCCTGGCAAAGGAAGCTAAGAAGAACGCCGACGCAGTGGCTGCTGCGCGTACCGAAGCGCAAAAGCTGGCAACTATGAGTGCCGAGGAAAAGGCCGCGCATGAGCAGCAGGAGCGCGAAACAAAGCTTGCCCAACGCGAGGCTGAGATCGCGCGCCGAGAATTGCGCGCGACTGCTCTGCAAACGCTCGGTGAAAAACAGCTGCCTGCCGAGCTGGCCGACGTGCTGGACTACACCGACGCGGATAAGTGCAGCGCGTCCATTGCCCGCGTTGAAAAAGCGTACCGTGCTGCCGTGCAAAAGGGCGTTGAGGAACGCATGAAAGGTAACCCACCGCCCGCCGCAACCGGCAAGCCCGCTGGTACGGCTCCGCAGGGCTTGAAGGGCGCCGTGGCCTTGTACTACGAGGCTGAAAAGAAGAAAGGATGAACTGAATGGCTATCACGCTTGCTGAGGTGCAGAAGAACACCACGGACGCCCTCCAGATTGGCGTCATCGATGAGTTCCGCAAAAACAACTTCCTGCTCAACAACATGCCCTTTGCCGATGCGGTTTCCCCCGTGGGTGGTGGGGGCACGCTAACCTATGGCTATACCCGCCTCATCACCCAGCCCACCGCCGCGTTTCGCGCGATCAACAGCGAGTACACGCCCCAGAACACCGCCAAGCAGCGTTATACCGCTGACCTCAAGGTATTCGGTGGCGCGTTTGAGATCGACCGCGTGCTTGCCAAGATGGGGGGCATTGTGGATGAGGTACAGCTCCAACTGGAGCAGAAGATCAAGGCTGCGCAGGCGTTGTTCAACGATACCGCCATCAACGGCGACAGCGCTGTGGATGCCAACGCCTTTGATGGTCTCGACAAGGCGTTGACCGGCTCCAGTACGGAACTGATTCCGTCGGCGGCTATCGACCTGTCGACCAGTGCCGCCGTTACTACTAATGCCACCGCGTTCCTCGATCTGCTGGACGAATTCCTGATGGGCCTTGACGGCACTCCCAGCGCCATCATGGGCAACACCAAGCTCATCGCCCGCATCCGCGCCTGTGCGCGTCGCGCGGCCATGTACAATGTGACCAAGAACGACTGGGGCCAGCAAGTCGAAAGCTATGGCGTAATTCCGCTGGTTGACCTGGGTGCCAAGCCGGGCAGCAACAACCCCATCGTGTCCATTGGCACCGGCGACAACGCTGGCTTGACCAGCCTGTACGTCGCGCGCTTGGCGCTGGACGGCTTCCATGGCGTGAGCCTCGCGGGTGTGTCGCCCATTCAGTCGTGGATGCCGCACAACAACCCCAACGGCGAGGAAAAGGCGGTACAGCGTGGAGGCGTCGAAATGGTCGCCGCTGTTGCACTCAAAGCTACCAAGGCGGCTGCGGTGCTCCGCAAGATCAAAGTGGCGTAAGGAGGTGCCAAAATGCCCAGAATCTTTGCGCCCAATGACGGGCACAATTACAACGCGGGCGGCGTGCTGTTCCAGTATGGAGCCGCCGCCCTTCCCCTGGGTTCTGCGATCGCCGCAGAGTTTACCGCCGCCGGGTATATGGTCGATACGTCTAAGCACGCGCTGACCCCGTTTGACACCCTCCCGCGTGCAGCACTGGACAGGATCGCCCTGTACCTTGATCTGACGCTGGATGCGGAGGACGGCAAGTATGAGGTGCTCCGCGACATAGAAGGCGTGATCTCCACCGCCAAGCGTACCGCTCTCACCATCACGTCTGTTGCAGGTACAGCCAGTGGTGACACCAAGATTACCGTTGCCGGCGAAGGCACGGGGCAGCTGGTGTACAAGATTACGGATGCGGCGCTGACACCGCTGTACCGTGATTACGCGGGCGATTGGACGGAATTTACCGATGGCGACGATATTTCGGCCGCTACTGGCAAAAAGGTCAACGTGGCCGAGATTGACGCAAACGGTGATGTTATCGGTTTCGGATCCGCGACTGTGACCGCCAAGGCGTAAAAGGAGGTACCCATGAGGATACTCGCGCCCAATACCAAGTATACGGGCGTGTCGGCTTCCGTGGCGTTCAGAGACGGGGTCGGCGAAACTGCCGACCCCAACCTGATTGAATGGTTCCGCGATCACGGGTATACCGTCGAGCAGCCCGCGCCCGAGATGGAAGCCACCGCGCCGGAAGTCCCGCCTGATCAACTCGCCGAGACTGCGCACGCGCCTATGTCGAAAACGGACAAACCCAAACGACCCCGAAAGGGTGAGGCCAAATGACCGCGGATGATCTGCGCGCCCGCGTAAAACTGCGTCTGGGCATTGACTCCGCAACCACCGCATACGACGCGCTGCTGAATGAGTACGTCATTGATGCGCAGGGATACCTCGCCGCAAACTGCCGGGCGGCGCGTACGCCTGGCGAAACGGCAGAGCTGGATAACATCACCGTCGCGCTGGCTGTGATCGCGTATACCCGCCGGGGTATGGAGGGGCAGACCAGCCACAGCGAGGGCGGCGTGAGCGTGAGCGTTACGGACGCGCTGCCCCAAGATATGCAAAACCGTATCAACCGCCTGCGCACAGCAAAGGTAGGGTGATGGAATGCGACTGCTGGAACGCGAAAAACGCACCGTAACCCTCAAGCCTGCTACTACCCGCACCAATAAGTACACCAACACTGAACGGCTCTACCGCTATGATGACGCCTCCGCTCAGACCATCCGCGCCGTGGTGCAGCCCCTCAGCGGGCACACCGCGGCGCTCGTGTATGGGCAGGGAATCGGGCTGCGGAAACGGTTGCTGTATGACGGCGAGGCCGCAATCACGCTTGGAATGGGCGTTTGTGTCGATGTGGATGCGACCGCACCGTGCGATTACCGCGTGGAGGAACCGCCCGCCCACTACGGCGACGGGCATATTTCAGCCGTGCTGGTGTACATACCGCCTGAACAGCGGGGAGCGTGATCGCGAATGCCCATATCCTTTGACGGCATTGACAGTCTGATTGCCCGGCTGGAAGGAATGCAAGACGGAATCCTTGAGGCTGCGAGGGTGGGGATGGAGGATGGCTTGCTGATTGCTAAGGCAGACGCACAGAAAAACTGTCCTGTCGATACTAGCGACCTGCGTGGGAGCATCCAATCCCAATCCGTAATTGTAGACGGCGCGGTAGAGGGTAAAATGTACAGTCCACTGGAATACGCGGGATATGTGGAGATGGGCACCGGCCCCAAAGGGGAAGCCGATCACGCAGGTACGGCTCCCATAGGCGTTACCTATCGCACTACGGGCTGGACATACCATGACGAAAAAGGGTTTCACTACACTAGAGGCCAGCCCGCGCGCCCGTATCTGTACCCGGCATTCAAGGCAAACAAACGCGTTATCCTCGGAAAAATCATGGAAGCGGTGCGAAAAGTGGTAAAGGGGGGATAGCCTGTGGCGCTAAGCAACGAAGCGGAACACATTGCAACAGAGCTTGGAGAGCTGGAATGCGTCGCATCGGTGACGCGTGGATGGCCTACGGACGGAACGACGCTTCCGTGCATCGCGATCGCGCTTGCCGGCGAAACCCCTGCCGACTTCCGGGATGATGACGAATACCTGACGGAATTGGAATACTACCTGCACATTTTCACGGTGACCGCGCTCGAAGGGGACACGGTTGCCTCCAGCGTGGATGAAACCATGCGGGGAATGGGCTATACGCGCACCTTTGCCAACGAACAGCCTGAACAGGGCGCGGCTCACCTGATACGCAGGTATCGGAAAACTGCATGAGGCCGATGGCCTCGGAAAGGATGATACCATGTCGGCTAAAAGAGCAGTAATCGGCCTTCGGGGAATAGCGCTGGCGCCCGTCACCACGGACACGCTGGCCAGCTATGTGACCGGCGCAGGCGTTGCCCTGCAATATGCGGGGAAGATTAACCGCACGGCCAAGGAGAACAAGCAGGATCTGAACTATGACGATGTGTTGTACGCACAGCTGCGCGATGTGACGGGGGAGGACGTGGAAATTCGCATGGCCGAAGTCCCGCTTGCCCAGCTACAAACGATGGGGCTTGGCACGTACGACGAAACCACGGAATCCTTTGAGGGTAACTTTTCCATTTCGGGGAAAACCTTTGCCCTGCGATTTGTGACGGACACGGTTTCTGGGCTCCCGTTCTACTTCAACTATCGCGTGTTTGAGTTGAATGGCATCAAGTTTGACAACTTCGCTTCCAAGTCCGGGAATGCTACGGTGTGCGAAGTGATCATCACCGGCGTGTTCAAGAAACCTCAACTTGCAACGTTGGCGCCCTGGGCTGTGATGCAGCTCAAGGAAGATAAGACCAACGCCGCTGCGTGTACCGCGTTCCTGACGGCGGCCGAAACCAAGCCCGACGTGTAACGACAACCCACACAATCCGCCCCTGCCGTGGCTTGCGGCAGGGGCTTTTAGGAGGCTGCCATGTTTGGGAGTATCAAACAATCCATCCCCGTCGAACAGACGGTGCACGGGTACGCAGTGAAGCGTATGCCGCTGGGCGCGTATCTGCGAGCGCTGCAAACATTGCAGGATTTTCCGCGTGATGTGGTAGCGCAGATGTTCCCGGATAAAACGGACCTCGGGAAGGCGCTGGAATCTCTGCGCAGCCTGAACAGGGACAGCATGATCGACCTGCTGCTGAAAGCGCTGACGGTGGTTCCGGAACGCGCCGTGGGATTGGTGGCAGAGTTGACCGGCATCCCGGCGGATACACTGCTGAACGATCCGGTTATTGGTTTGGATGGCATCGCGGAAATCGTGAACGCCTGGCTAGAGGTCAACGGCGCGGAAAATTTTTCACGGGCGGCGAGCCGATCGGCGAAAACGATCAAAGCCCTCGCCGCGACCCTGAAAAATGGGTACAAAGGCTGATTGCGACGGCGCTAACGATCGGGATTGGCAAACGTGAGCTGATGGATGATTACTATCCCGGAGAAATCGCGGCAGTAATCAACGAATGGAATCAGTTACACGGGAATGGGGCGGATGAGCCCATGGAAGTATCGCCCGAGGAATTCCTCGGTAGCGGAGGTGAGATCCTGTGACCATAGAGGAACTGGCTATTGTAATATCGGGCTCGGCAGATGAAGCCCTTGCGACGCTTGATACGGTAATCGCCAAAATCCAGCAGTTGGAAGGCCTTAGTACAGGTACCTCCGTTACGCCCACGGTAAACGCCGCGCCTGCCACGGCTGCGCTGACGGAGCTCAACACCGCTGCAGCCACCATGAGCACAGGGATCGGGCAGGCGATTACACAGACGGCTACTGCTGCTGAACTGGCAGCGCCGGTACTAAAAGCAGCTGTGGATGTTACCGAGCCCGCGAAGGCGAGCGTTGTTGCGGTGGAGGCTGTAGGCAATGCCGCCTTAAAAACCGGTGAAGCGCTGACGAAGGGGGCTGGCGCGGGGGAAATTGCTCTCGGGGCGCTGAAAAAGACGGCCTCCAGCTTCGCCGGGAACCTGTTGCAGGGGCTTGTGACCGGCGGGACAACGGCGCTCATGACGTTCGCCATAAGTGGCGTGACCGCGCTGGTCGACGCGCTGGTACATGCCAGAGAAAACGCGGAGAAAGCCGCCGCCGCCCTGCGCAAGCAGCATCAGGAAGAAGCCGACGCGCTGGAAAAAGAGCGCGCCGGACTGGACGATCTGGCGGACCAGTACGCGGTGCTTGCCGGGAAAACCAACCGGACGCTGGATGAAACCGCCCAGATGTACACTATCCAGTCCCAGCTACGGGAGCAGTACGGGATTACTGCTTCCACCGTGCAGGGCCTTACCGGGAATTACACCAGCCTTGCAGAGGCTATCAAGGCTGCCAAAGAAGCGCAAGCGGCGCAGAGCTCCGACGCGCTGGCGAAGGTATCCGCCGATGCGGAAGGCGTTGCCTATAACAAAAGCAGCGCGATTTTCACACAGATTTCCGATCAGAAAGCCTATATGGAGCAGGCGCTTTCTGACATGTCGCTTTCCGGAGCTGAACGCACTGAAACACAAAAGGCCTATACCGCAAGAATCGCTGAACTTGAAAATCAACTTTCAGCGACGATTGACGATTACTCGGCCTTTTTTGCGGCAAAGTTGGAAGAAACCGGCGCCAAAACAAAAGCCATAGGTGGGCAATGGAACGATCAAATGGCGCTGGTTTTAGGCGCGGCCTTCTCGATTGACCCATCCAAGTACGCAGATCAGGAAGCGCTTAGCAACGCGGTATATACCGCCCTGAACGGGGCAATCACGGCCCTGCAAAGCCCGGAGGCCGAAACGGCGCTTGCAGCCGCGCAGGACTTCCACGCTAACATCAGCAGTGGGTTAGTACCTACGGAAGATGATTATAACAAGGTTGCCGATGATTATGCTACCCTGCGCGATATTATCGCCAAGGCGCTTAGCGCAATTGCCGGGTCGAAGGTGGACGCAAACGCCGATCAAGTAACCGAAATGCTTGTGAATCTGGGGCTTGGCGCGGAATCCACGGCGAAAAGCTGGGAAGATATGACCCAGATATTGAAGGATAACAGCCTTGCGGATGCCAAAAAACAATCCGACGCGCTGACCAAGAGCGCAAACAGCCTGAATGACGAGATTAAGTCCCGTACGGCGGTGCTAAACCATGTAAAAGACTGGAAGGATGCGGCCGCTGCGTACAAGGAAGCAACCACAAGCGGAAAGGACGCTTCGCGTTCACTGGAACAAATGCGAGCCGCCGCTAATGCGTTAGGGTTTGCTTTTGACGGGAGCCAAGAAAGCATTGACCGGGTAAACAAGGGCATCGAAACTATGGGGCCTGTGCTTCAACAGCAGGCCGCAAATATGGAAGCCGACCTTGCTAACCTGGAACAGCAGTGGCGTGATCTGGGCGACAACGCTTACGTCAACGGGGTGCTTACGGCGGACGCCACAGACATTTTAAGCAAAATCAACGTTGTTCGGCTGGCTCTTGAGGGGCTACGGGCACTGTTGAGTTTGCTGGGCTTTGGAGCCGGGGATACCTCTACGAGTAAAAAGAAGTCCTCTAGTGGAGGGGGTAGTAAAACACCAACAACCTACACGTCAACCGGAGACACCGCCTATGAAAAGGCCATTGCATCCCTCGAACATCTCAAGGCGCTGGATAAGGAAACGCTTGACGCGGAACTTACCTACCTGCAAAACATCAATGCGCAGGCGAAAAAGTACAACCTGTCTACGGCTGAACGACTGGACTTGGAAGAGCGCATCTACGATGTGAAGAAGTCCATCGCCGCGCGTGACGCCGACAGCGTGGATACGCTGGCCAACGGAATCATATCCGCCCTGCAGGAGCGTTACGAGAGCATGCAGGATACGGAGCTGACCGCGCTGGACGAAAGCCGCAAGCACTGGGAGGACTGGCGAGACGGAAACGTGGCGGCCATCCAGAGCCAGATTGACAAGCTGGACGAGCTGACCGATTCGGAAGACCGGGAAGCCGACAAAGCCGACGCGCTGCGCAAGATCGCTAAACTACAGGAGAGCCTGACCTATGAACAGGATGCGTACAGCCGGGCGAAAATTCAGCAACAGCTGACCGCCGCGCAGGAAGCCTACGATAAGCTGTTGACTAAGTTCAGCCGGGAGGATCAGAAGGCGGCGCTGGAAAAGCAGATTACCGCCATTGAGGACTTCACCGACGCGCAACTTGCGGCGCTCGATGACCAGCAGGCACAGGTGGAGGCAGCCTACGCGGAACGGCTGAAAACCGCCGCGCTGGAAGCCGAAGCCGAAAAGGTGCTGATGAACAGCACCCAACAGCAGATCATCGACCTGATCACCGCCTATGCCCCGGATTACAACGCCACCGGGCAGACGCTGGGCGAGCAACTGTACAAAGGTTTTCTTGCGCAGGTGGGTAACATTGACACCTGGGTGAAGAAATTCAACGAAAGCATTGAAGCGGTGCAAGCCAAACTCGCGGCAACGATGCAACAAGCATCGGATGAATTCAGCGCAACGCAAGCAGCGAATAATAT